TTACCGGCAACGGCGCGCTAACCACTAGCACGGTTTCCTAATGGATATCCTGGGCAATGCCAAAACCCATTTTAAAAACCTGGATACTCGCAGTATCGAGGTCGCGGAATGGGGCAGTGACGACCAGCCAGCGGTGATCTATTCGGCGCCGCTAACGCTGCAAGAGAAGTCGAAGCTGTATCGCATGGCAAAGGACGACGATATGGCGCTACTGGCCCATGCCGTGATCCTTAAAGCGACCGACAGTGAAGGAAACAAGCTATTCACGGTCGAGCATAAACGTTCCCTAATGACCGAAGTCGACCCGGACGTATTGGCGCGAGTAGGCGCATTCATCCTGGCCGGCGTGACGGTAGAGGAAGCGGAAAAAAACTAATTGACGACCAGGCCCTATACGCACAGTTCTATTTAGCGGATCGGCTTGGTCGTACATTAGGAGAGATTCAGCAGATGCCGGTCGACGAGTTCACCGGCTGGATGGCTTATCTAAAGTTATCGCAAAAGGCGGGTAAGTAATGGCACAAGATATTCGTTTCGATATTCGCGCGATGGACAAAACGGCCAAGGCGTTTAAAAGCGTCCAGGGCCGGGTCGGTAAGCTAACCAAAAACCTGGGCGGACTGAAAACAGCCCTGGCCGGGGCAGCAGGCGCAGCAGCGTTCGCCAAGCTCGCATCCAGCGGCGATCAGATGATTAAGTTCGCGGATCGCATCGGCGTTACGGTCGAAAGCATATCCACACTTAATTTCGTCGCGGAGCGTTCCGGCGTATCGATGGACGTATTAAGTCGTGCCCTACAGCAAGGAGCCCGCCAAATCAGTGAGGCAGCCCAGGGCACAGGCACCGCGGCCGACGCACTGAAAGAGCTCGGACTTGATGCCGAGCGGCTCAACCTTATGAGCCCGGATAAGCAGCTAAATGAAATCGCGAAAGCGATGGAAAGCGTCGAGGTTCGAGGCGATAAAGTTCGTATCGCGATGGATATCTTTGGTCGTTCTGGCAGTGAATTACTGCAAATTTTGGACGGCACCCAGGAAAGCATCGGGCAGCTATCGGATAAGGTCGAATCCCTGGGCGGCGTAATGAGCCGACAGCAGGCGGAAACGTTCGCGGAATACGAAGATGCAGTAACGAACCTTAAAACAGCGTTCGCGGGCATTGGGCGGACCCTGGCAGCAGTTGTGGCGCCTGCTATTACGTTCGTAATCGAGAAGTTTGCGCAATTCTTTGGTGCGGTCGCGCGTGGCCTGCAATCGCTGGCGGAATTCCTGGGATTGAGCGAAAAGCAGGTCGATCAGCTGGATAGCCTGGCGAGTTCTACCGGCCGAGTCGTGACGATCACATACGACGCAGCCGGCGCTAACGACGAGTTAAGCACTTCAGCCGACAAGGTGACCCGTTCGGTCTCCGATCTGCGCGAGCAGTACGAAATGACCCTGACGCCGATGATGCAGTTCGCAGTGGCGTCGCAGGACGTCATGCAAGGCTTGGAAGATGCGACGTTTAAGGGCATCGGAGCCCTGGAAGATGGTCTGGTCGGCATTGTGAACGGAACGAAAAGCGCGAAAGATGCGTTCAAGGATATGGCGAACAGCATTGTAAACGACCTAATCCGAATCCTTATTCAAAAGCAGATCACGGGCGTAATCGCTGGCGCGTTCGGTAACTTTTTCAGCCCTGGCGCCGGACCCGAAACGCTATCATTCGAGGGCGGCGGATTCACCGGGGCCGGTTCTCGATCAGGCGGCGTCGACGGCAAGGGCGGATTCCCGGCAATCCTGCACCCGAACGAAACTGTGGTCGATCACACCAAAGGCCAAAGCGGTGGCGTAGTTGTTCAGCAAACGATCAACGTAACGACCGGCGTCCAACAGACAGTAAGAACAGAGATCGCCAATATGCTGCCTCAGATTGCGGAAGCGTCGAAGGCTGCCGTATTGGATGCGCGCAAGCGTGGCGGATCATTCGCGGGAGCGTTTTAAGTGGCAGAGTCTTATCCGTTAAACCTACCGGCGGGCGGTATCGCCAGTGTTCGATTGATTGCACGCGATGCGGTCGGCGTATCGGTTTCGCCATTTACCGGCACGCAACAGATATTCCGCCACCAGGGTCAAACCTGGGAGGCTGATATTTCGCTGCCACCAATGACGCGCGACGAATCCGAATCCTGGGCGTCGTTTTTGTTACGGCTGCGCGGTCAATACGGCACGTTCCTATTGGGCGATCCTAACGCTGCCACACCACGCGGAAGCGCATCGGCTACGCCAGGCACGCCGGTCGTAAATGGCGCAAGCCAAATCGGTGACGAGTTAAATATCGACGGCTTGCCTGCTAGCGCGACCGGGTATCTAAAAGCGGGCGACTACATCCAGATAGGTAGCGCATCCACCGCCACGCTGCACAAGGTCCTGGAGGACGTGAACAGTAACGCCAGCGGCGAAGCGACCCTAAACCTATGGCCTCGCGTTCGCACTGCGCCGAATGATAACGACCCGATCACAGTATCGAACGCTAAAGGCGTTTTCCGCCTAGCTGCCAATGACTCAGGCTGGACGATTAACCAGGCCGGAATCTACTCGATCACGTTCGGCGCAGTCGAGGCGCAATAATGAGAACCGGGACGCCGACAGATTTTAGTGCCAATTCCTTACAACCATTCCTGGCGATCGAAGCGGAATTCGATTCCGGCACGATTAGGTTATGGGGCGGCTATGGCGAAATCGATATCGATGGTGACGAATATATCGGCGGCGGTTCGCTGCTAAATATATCGGCAATCGAAGAAACGACCGAGATCGCAGCGCGCGGGGCATCGGTCGTTCTATCTGGCCTGGACCCGGCGATTATTTCGATCGCCCTGGAAGAAAACTATCAGAACCGGGCCTGCACGATTCGCGTCGGCACGCTGGCGGACAATGGCACGGTCGACGGCTCGTATACCCTATTCCGCGGCCGAATCGATCAAATGACGATCGAAGAAAGTGGCGAAACGGCATCGGTATCGGTGGCAGTAGAAAACCGGCTTATCGACCTGGAGCGACCGCGTTCGCGCAGATACACCAACGAAGATCAGGTATCGCTTTATCCTGGCGATACCGGGTTCTCTTACGTAAACGACCTACAGGACAAAACCATTGACTGGGGAAAGTCGACTAGCTAATTGGCAGGCACGCTTAAATGTAATGCTGGTCCAGGCTGCGCAGCGGCCGTTCAGTCGTGGCGTTCATGATTGCACTCAGTTGGCGATTCAGAGCGAGATAGCCTGCCTGGGCGCCACCAGGTTCCCGGAGTTCGACCGAACGTATAAGACAGCAAAGCGCGGGTATATGATTATCAAGCGCCTGGGATTCGACAGTATGTTCGAGACCGCCAGTAGCAGAATGATCGAGATCGACCCGGCCGATGCAAAGCGCGGCGACGTGATCGGACATATATCAGACGAAGGCGAAGCCCTGGGCGTATGCGCAGGAGCGAACGGTTTTTATGCGGCGAACGCGCCGAGTGGTATTATTATCAGACCGACCGACGAAATCGTTAAAGCGTGGACTGTATAGATGGGTAAAGCCAAAAAGATTATCAAAGCTGCCATCGTAGTCGCGGCAGTCGCAACCGGCGTCGCGTTTATTCCTGGCGTCGGAGCCCTGGCCGGTGCCACATTTTTTTCGAGCGCAACCGCGGCGTATTTTGGCATCCAGTTATTACTCGCGTCGGTCCTGGGCATCGCATCGATGGCCCTTACCAAAACACCCAGCTTTCCGAGTGCCAGCGAACTAGCAGGCCGGACAATATCGCAGCGCAACCCGCTAACCAGTCGCAAAGTTATTTATGGAGAGGTCAAGGTCGGCGGCGCGATCACGTTCCTGGAAGCGACGAACGATAACAAAGACTTGCACCAGGTAATTACCATCGCCGGGCATGAGATCAACCAGGTATCGAGCGTTTATTTCGGCGATGAATTTGCCCTGGGCGGCGGACTAACCGATGGGGTCGAATCGGATGCATTCGGCAACAAGGCAAAGATCACCGCGCACAACGGATCGATCGACCAGGCGCACGACGAAAACCTGGTAAGCCGCAC